GATCAGGAAATCATACCCTTACTTTTGATCCAGATACTTTTAAGTTTCCTGGTGGCACTCCTCCGACAGTGACCGCAGACCCTGGATCAGTTGATGTATTAACTGGTATAGGAATGCCTTCGGCTGCTGGTGGCGGCACCATCGTTATCTTCGCAGATATGACCAAGAACTTTGGATAAAATATAAATTATGCCATTTCCTTTTCCATTTACAATGTTCGGAGCGAATCGTCAGAGTGCTGGTGGTGATACCTGCGGCGCTCTTAGCAATACAAATTCTCTTGAATTTGATACGGGTCAAACGGTTACTGGAGTCAACACCGCAAACGCAGACGAGTATTGTACAGGTGGTAATATTTTTAATTTTGATTCGCCCGATAATTTTAGTATATCTTGTTGGATAAAATGGAATAGCACCGACGGCGGAACAACGCAACTCAACTTTATAGTAACGAAAGGTCTTGAGGGTGGAGCATCTAGAGGGTGGCAAACTCGGGTAACAGGAAACAAACTTTTCTTTGGTGTGTTACATAATTATTCAAGTGCTTATTGGGCGTATGAAACTGACAACGCTGTAATAGTGAATGATCAATGGCATCATTGTGTATTTGTTTTTAACGGAACGGATACAGAGCCAAATATGTATGTTGACGGATCAGAGGTGCCTATTAGTTTGTCCTCCGGCGCTGGGACTCCTGGGCTTTTCGCCACTTCAAATACTATTCAAACGACTTCTGATTTTGTTGTTGGTGCGAGAGATAGTCTATTGAGCAGCCCTGGCTATAAGTTTGCCGGATTTATTGACGAAGTAGCAATATTCAATGTTGCTTTAGATGCTGCTGCGGCTTCGCTAATTTATAATGGAGGAACTCCTTGTGATGTTTCTGGCATCTCTGGAATCCAATCTTGGTGGAGGATGGGTGATGACCCTTCAGACAATATCACTAATGGCGGTCAAGTAACAGACCAAGTAGGGTCGAATAACTTAACTCCAGCCAGTGCGCCTGCTGGCGGTGGCTCACCATCCCTGTCCACAGACATTCCTTAATAACAAATTATAGTATTTCCTCTCTCTGCTCACTATTTATCTGAGACAACTATTATAACAGGAGAAAATATGTCAACATCAATGTTAGAACAAGCAGTTATAGACGCAGAAGCCTTGAAAGAAGCAGCAGTTAAAAATGCTGAACAAACTATTCTTGAGAAGTATTCATCAGAAATAGGAGACGCTGTAGCCTCTCTTTTAGAACAACCAGAAGATGATCTTATGGGGATGGAAGACGAGGAACAAGAGCCTCGGGAAGATGTTCTTGATCAACTGCCACTTGGCGCAACAGCAGGTGAAGAGTTATGTCCTTGCCCTGATGATGGTACAAAAGTACAAATAGATTTAGATCAATTAGAAACGATGATGGCGAAGGAAGATGAGCTAGATATGGAACCTCAAAGCTTACAAGAGTCCCCCGTGACCGATAAGGAAGTTGACGAAGAAGATCTAATGGAAGTTAGTTCTATGGCAGTCGGCGCGGTTGAAGGTGGTGTTATCGCATCTTCGGATGACGAAGAAGATCTAATGGAAGTTGACGAAGAAGATCTAATGGAAGCAATTTCTTCTGCTCTTGGGAAGAAAAAAGAAAAAGAAGAAGAAGAGTTAGATATTTCAGATGAACAGTTAAAAGATATTCTTGAAGTTCTTACTGTTGATCTTGAAAATGTTCCCTCTGGAATGTTGTTCCATAATCACCCCACGGAGGGTGAAAATGAAAGAAGTCTCGATGTTGCTTTAGCAAAAGAACAGGATACTGTTTATGCTGAAGAACAAAAAGAATTGCGTGATGCAATTAAAAAGCTGCAAGAGCAAGTTAAATCTCAGAAGCTTCAACTGAATAAGCAGAAAAAAGATTATGTTAATCTTAAGAGTATTGCGATTAAAGCAACAAAGAAATTGGAAGAGGTAAACTTTTCCAATGCAAAATTAATCTACACGAATCGCGTTTTGAAAAGCGCCTCCTTGAATGAGCGACAAAAAAATAAACTTGTCGAAGCTCTTTCCAAAGTTGATTCAGTAGAAGAGGCAAAGATTGTTTTTGATACATTGAATGAAAATCTATCGTCTAAGGGTGAAGAAGCCCCTAAGACGTTGAATGAAGCAATGAGCAGGAATAATCCGCTAATTTTAAAATCAAACAAAGAAAAACAACCTGCTAATTCTTCACAAGTTGATAGAATGAAAAAACTAGCAGGACTAATTTAAGGAGAAAAATTATGAGTATTATTCAAAAACTTACTGAGGGTGTCGTTAATCGTGATCTCGCTCAGGAATCAGACGCTCTTCTCACCAAGTGGGAGAAGACAGGTCTATTAGAGGGGCTTGACGATGGAAATCGTCGTCAGAGCATGGCTTGTCTTTTAGAGAATCAAGCTAAGGAGCTACTCCGAGAAGCTTCCACCATGCACGGTGGGGACGTTGAAGGGTTTGCTGCTGTAGCATTTCCAATTGTTCGTCGAGTATTCGGTGGACTTGTTGCGAATGACCTCGTTTCCGTTCAGGCAATGAGCCTTCCTTCAGGTCTCATCTTCTTCCTCGACTTTACCAGCACCAACACCCGACTTGGTACAGCCGCAGGCGATTCACTTTATGGTGGTGGTGTTGTCGGTCAGGCGCTTACCGGTGGTGTTTCACTAACTGGTGATAACGTTGAGAGTGGCTATTATAACCTTAACAACGGTTATGCTTCGCCAACTGGTTCTGCAACCACCTCTTTGACTCTACTTGCGTCAGGTACATTTGGTGGAACCGGAACATCCACTACAATTGGTGCAGGGCTTTCGCAGGCTCAGTTTGACCGCATGCTGCGGTTTGACCCAGACTTTACTTCTGGAACAACCAATGCAGCGATCTTTACTCTTGCGAGTTCCGGTTTATCACAGTTGAATGAAGATGACCTTGTTGCAATTAATGTAACAATGGCTTCTGGCTCTCAGGCACGTCGTTTAACTGCTTGGTCAGGAAGTGACGGTGGTCTACTTCAAGCCGGGGATGCTAAGAATACTCTACTTTTTGTAGCGCATTCTGATGACCTTGCGACGACTACTCTTGATGATAACGCTACTGGAAATAGAACAATCACTTTCCCAATCAACGATGATATCACAAATGTTGGTTCGCGGGCACTTGGTGCTGTTGTTGGTGATCCCATCTGGGGTCTTGAGGCAGAGAGTGAAGGGCAGAGCACTGATGCTATCCCCGAGATCGATATCAAGGTGGATTCTGTTTCTGTTACCGCAGTTACCAAGAAACTACGAGCCAAGTGGACTCCTGAACTACAGCAAGATATCAATGCTTACCACAACCTCGATGCAGAGGTTGAACTAACAAGCATCTTGTCTGAGACTATTGCACTTGAGATTGATCAAGAAATTCTTGAGGATCTTGTGAAGGGTGCAAAGGCTGGTACTTTCTATTGGAGCCGACGACCTGGTAAGTTTGTTACTAAGTCAACAGGTGTTCCGGTAACTGTATCAAACGGTGCCCCTGACTTCACTGGTACTGTTTCAGAGTGGAACGAGACTCTCCTCGAAACTGTCAATGATGTTTCTGCACAGATTCACCGAAAGACACTTCGTGGAGGCGCAAACTTCGTAGTTTGTGGACCTGAAACGGCCAATGTTATGGAGATGACCAATGGCTTCCGCGCCTCAACTACTGCCGATGAGGATCGTGGTACTGCTGGCGCAGTGAAGACCGGAACCATTAGCAAGAAATGGGATGTGTATGTTGACCCATACTTCCCACGTAATGTGGTTCTGGTTGGTCGCAAGGGAGGTTCCTTCCTTGAGAGTGGTTATGTATACGCACCTTATGTGCCACTACAGACAACTCCCACCATCTTTGACCCCGAGACCTTCGCACCCCGTAAGGGCGTGATGACTCGGTACGCCAAGAAGATGGTTCGACCTGATATGTATGGTCTGGTTGTTATCGAAGATTTCTTAGGCTAATATCTTTTAGCTAAGAGGTTAAACTTGAATGCCCCGGCTTTCTTTTTGAGAGCCGGGGTTTTCTTTTTTCATTTACATAACAAAAACACTATTTATCTTGTAGAGGGAAAAATAAATGGCATTACCAGTTTTAACACCGACCAGTCAAATGAGCAAAGTGATTTTGCCCATTACAGGAACTGCTGCAAATATTACCGATACAGCAGTAAGGAATGACGTATATCGTGCAGACACCGATTTCATATCTGGAGCACTTGATCAAGTTTCATTTACATATAAGATGCTTGGGGGTGATGTATTAGACATTGAGATAAAAGAGGAAAATGTTTATTCAGCATATGAAAATGCTGTTTTAGAATATTCCTCAATCTTGAATATGCACCAAGCAGAAAATGTTCTTTCAAACTTTCTTGGTGCAACAACTGGAACTTTTGATCACGATGGTGAATTAAAATCAGGACCATTGTCTTCTAGCTTGAGCGGTACTCATCTTTCCTTAAAATATCCTAAATTCACGTTTGAGTATGCAACAAGAATTGCAACAGGCTTTGCTGGGGAAGCTGGTTTTGGGGATAATGTTACAATGTATTCAGCGTCAGTTGATTTAGTTAGTAGAGTTCAAGATTACGATCTGCAAAGTGTTGTTTTATCATCACAGTCCGGTTCAATTTGGGATGGGTTGGTAAACAATAAACGAGTAGATATTCATAGAGTTTATTACAAATCACCACTTTCAATGTGGCGGTTTTTCGGATATTATAGTGGATTAGCAACTTATGGAAACCTTTCAACTTATGGAATGTATGCAGATGATACAACATTTCAAGTTATTCCAGCGTGGCACAATAAACTTCAAGCAATAACTTTTGAAAATGATTTGTATACAAGAGTAAGCCATTATTCATATGAGATCAGAAACAACAAACTAAAAATTTATCCACCACCAGGAACACCGGGCGAAGGTTCAACTCCCTCTAAAATGTGGTTTTTATTTTCTATCCCTAGTGATGCTTGGGAAGAAGAAGAAGATCGCAAAGATGGTGTTGATGGTGTCAATAATATGAATACTTTACCATTTGCAAATATTCCTTATAGTAGTATCAACAGTATGGGTAAGCATTGGATTAGAAAATACGCCCTCGCGGTGGCAAAAGAGATGCTTGGTCAGGTGCGCGGTAAACTTAGTGCAATTCCAATTCCAGGCGACTCAGTTCAGCTAAACGCCAGCGAACTTTTAAGTCAAGCAAAAGAAGAACAATCAGCACTCAAGGAAGAATTAAAAACACAATTAGAAAAACTTACTTATAGTGCGCTTGTTAAGAGTGACGCTGAAATGGCCGACGACGCTAAAAGAATTATGGAACACGTTCCAATGGGTATCTATATAGGATAATAATATGGCTGATAAACCAAATAAATGGACAAGACCAGATGCTCCTCCACCACCTTTATTTTTAGGTGAAAAAGAGCGAAATCTTGTTAAGCAAGTTAATGATGAAGTCATTGAGCGAATTATCGGTCAAACGATAATTTATTATCCTATCAGTATGAAACATACAAACTTTCATTCTTTATATGAAGAAGCTATCTGTAAAACATTTTTGCCTCCGATCAGAGTTCAAGCACTTATTGAATGGGCAGCGGAAACAACAACAAATCAATTTGGTATTGATAGAACTTCACAAATCCAAATTCATTTTCACAAACGTAGGTTAACCGAAGATCAAGATCTTTTTACACAAGAAGGCGATTTTGTTCTTTATGGTGATAAGTTTTATGAGATAATAACTCTTTCACAACCAAAAGAATTATTCGGGCAAACTTCACATAAGTTAGAAATTTCTGCTCTTTGTATTGAAGCCCGATCAGGAGTGTTTAATTCAGAATGACAATAGAACAAAGCCCAATTCTTCCTTACAAACCTTCTACGTTAGAGACCGTAGATTATGCTATCTATGAATGGTTAGATGAACAAATGAATGTTTTCTGTAACACCAATGAAGGTTGGTCAAAAGTTCCTATTATTTGGGCTATTGGAGAACGCGCTGGTCAAAGGGCAAACACAATCCGTAAAAGAAGTGGGATCGTTAAGTTTCCCGCAATGACCATAGAGAGAACCTCTGTAACGAAAGACCTTGCAAAAAAGGGCGCATTTTATGGAAATGTAATGCCTGTAAACGATTATAAGGGTGGGTCTATAACCATAGCTAAGTTTATCAAACAAGATAAAACAGCAAACTTTCAAAATGCCGACGCAGCAAGAAGGTTTGGTGTCAACGGAACCGTCAAGCCGACCAGCGGTCAAATAAACTTTCCAAGCCGAAAGAAAAAAGAAAAAATAGTATATGAAATAATCTCAGTTCCGATGCCTGTTTATGTTGATATAAATTATACTATCACTATTAAAACAGAATATCAACAACAGATGAATGAAATCATACAACCATTTGCAACAAAAACATATGGTGTTAATCATTTCTTTGTTAAAAAAGATGGTCACGAATATGAATCTTTTATGCAAGGTGAGTTTTCACAAGAAAACAACGTTTCAGATTTAGGAACAGATCGTCGATCATTTGTTACAAAAGTAAATATCAAAACACTTGGTTATCTTATCGGTCAAGGTAAGAATGATCCTCACCCTTCACGAACAGTGAGAGAGAATGCAGTAGAATTCAAGTTTCCAAGAGAGCGAACAACCTTTGGAGATGAACCCGAATGGAAACCAGTTCAAGGTCAGCCTGGAAAATATCGACCATAAATGATTGATGCTACTTTTCAAGCAGTTAGGCACTATTTATTAGAGACTTAAAACAAATAAGTATTTAAGGAGATAAATAAATGTCAGTAAGTAAGTTTAAATTTGTTAGCCCTGGAATTCAAGTTGCAGAGATCGATAATTCTCAACTTCCGCGACTTCCAGATGAAATCGGACCAGTTATTGTTGGTCGAGCAGATCGTGGACCCGGATTACGTCCCGTTCAAGTAAATTCATTTTCAGATTTTGTAGAAATTTTTGGAAGACCCGAACCAGGCGGCTCGGGTGATGATGTTTGGCGTAATGGCGGAACAGGTCTTGCACCTACTTACGGTGTTTATGCGGCAGAAGCTTACTTACGAAACAGTTCTCCAATAACCTTCGTGCGTCTCTTGGGTGCAGAGCACAACGATGCAACAACTGCCGGAAAAGCAGGATGGCAGGCGGGGTCTGGTCCGAGTACAACTAGAGATGGCGGTGGTTTTGGGCTATTTGTTATGCCTTCGGGATCAACAGCCGACGCGACAGAGCGCACGACAGGTTCATTATGTGCAGTCTTTTATTTAGCAACTGGTTCTATGATGCTGAAGGGTGAAGACATTACAACTGGAGTTGAAATTTCTGGAACTTGCGGTCTAATAAAATCGCAAAACGAAAGAAATTGGAAAATGGAGATCTATAATGATGATACCGGGACCGCTTCAGAAACAGTTTCGTTTAACTTCAATAGAACCTCAAAGAGTTATATCCGAAAAGTATTTAACACTAATCCTACATTAACAAACAGCACGATTACTGATTCAACTGGAGATGCTTATAACACTTATTGGCTTGGTGAAACATTTGATAGAACATATGATGATATCACGGCTGGGAGTGAACAAATCGCTGTTCTTCTTCCCCTCATGTCCAGCACCGCCAAACAATCTGATCAGAGAAGAACTCTCACAAATGCAGTAACTCCTTATATTATTTCTCAAGATATTGGCGGTCAAAGTGGTTCTTATGACTATCAAAAACTCTTTCGTTTTAAGACACATAATGCAGGAGAATGGGAAGCTAAAAACCTCAAGGTTTCTATCGCAAACGTAAAAGCCTCTGTGAATGATGCTAACCCCTACGGAACATTTACAGTCGAAGTCCGAACAGCAGACGACAGCGACAATGCTAAACAAGTTGTTGAAAGATTCTCTGGTTGTAGTCTAAATCCAAATTCTGTAAATTATATCTCTAGAAAAATTGGTGATAGTTATGTTGTTTGGAGTGATGAAGACCGACGATACAAAGACCATGGAGAAAATGTAAATCTCTCTAAATATATTTATGTGGATATGGTTGCAGATGTAGAAAATGGTAATGTCAATGAAAGTTATCTTCCATTTGGTTTTGAAGGTCCGGTTCGATTTGTGGCGCAGGCGATTTCTTCGGGCTCCACCGACGGTCTGACCAGCTCTTTCATAAGAGGATCTGCTTCGGCTCCCGACCCGGTGAGCGGCGGCGAAACGGTGATGTTCGCGGCGGGTTCAACCTTGGTCTCCGCTTCACTTGAATTTCCTTCAATGAACTTAAGATCAAATTCGACTGAAGGTAATCTTGCTTCTCCAAAAGATGCTTATTTTGGAGTTGATACCACGAGAGCAAGCAGCACACGCTTCGATGAATCTTATGCTGATATGGTTAGAGCGTTCCCAGCAGATTTCGATGCGCGAGGAGACGCGAGCCAACCCGAACAAGAGTTATCTTTTATATTCACTCTTGAAGATTTAACAAGATATACTGGTTCCAATGCGGCGACGACGACCTCCGGGCTCGGGACGGCTTCAACAACAGATGCTTATTACTCCTCGGGTTCAAGAGCGCAAGGCAACTCTATTACTGTAACTGGCTCATCGGGTTCTTGGAACAATGTCTTATCCGACGGATTTGATTCTTTTACAGTTCCATTGCTAGGCGGGTTTGATGGCTTAGACATCACTGAAGCTGACCCATTTAGAAATACTGGATTGTCTAGTAAGACTGAAGTTAATAGTTATGCATTCAACTCTATCAAGAGGGCAATCGATACCGTCGCTGACCCAGAAGTTGTGGAAATGAATCTTCTCACAATGCCTGGTTTAACAAATACTGGTCTTACCGACCATGCTGTCAAAGTTTGTGAAACTCGCGCAGATGCTTTAGGTATTATTGACCTTGAAGGTGGTTATGTTCCTTCTTCTGAAAACACGGATTCTGCTGAGACTAGAAGAGGAAGTGTGTCCGTCGCAGTCACTAATGTAGAAAATAGAAACTTTAACACAAGTTATGGTTGCGCGTTTTATCCTTGGGTTCAGATTAGAGATGGCTCAACAGGCAAGACTGTTTGGGTTCCACCTTCTGTTGCTGCGATTGGAACCTTTTCCAGTTCGCAACGAAAATCAGAGCTTTGGTTTGCGCCAGCAGGATTTACTCGCGGTGGGCTCACAGAAGGTGCTGCTGGTCTAACAATCACGAATGTAACTGAAAAACTAACCTCTAAACAAAGAGACGATCTTTACGAAGTAAACATTAACCCAATTGCAAGCTTCCCATCGGAAGGGATTGTAATGTTTGGGCAAAAAACTCTACAAGCTACTCCAAGTGCGCTTGATAGAATCAATGTTCGAAGATTGATGATTTATGTGAAAAAGGAAGTTTCTAGAATTGCCTCTACTCTGTTGTTTGACCAAAACGTTGAATCAACTTGGGCTAGATTTTTAGGTCAAGCAGAACCATTCTTAGATAGTTTGGTTTCGCGATTAGGGTTAACTGATTATCGAGTAATTCTTGATGAGACAACAACTACACCGGATCTTATTGATAGAAACATTATGTATGCGAAGATTTTCTTGAAGCCTGCACGAGCAATCGAGTTTATTGCGCTAGATTTTGTTATCACAAGCACAGGCGCAGGATTTGAGGACTAAAAGGTAAAGTATAACTACTTATTCATAGGAGAAAAAAAGTATGGGATTTTGGCAAGATGGAAAGAATTTAAAACCTAAAAGAGCTTATCGGTTTACGATGATTGTGGCAGGACAAGGCAAAGATGCAAGCGGGCGGGACCTAAAAACTACTATTCCAGAGTTTTTAGTAAAAAAGGTTGATAAGCCCGGTTTTTCAATTTCTGAGAGTAATCACAGTTACTTAAACCACACTTTTTATTATCCCGGGCGGGTTACCTGGAATGATGTTACATTAACAATTGTTGATGTTGCTTCTGGTGATGTTGACGGTACACAGGCAGTTATGGATATGCTTGAAGCAGCCGGTTATCGTCTTCCACAAGTCGGAGAAAAAACAACTATCTCTAAATCGTCATCGATCAGTGCATTAGGTAAAATCGTCATTAACCAGATTGATGAAACGGGCACAGTAGTTGATACCTGGACCTTAAACAATTCTTGGATTAAAGATGCTAAATTTGGTTCTTTAGATTATACATCAGACGATATGATGAATGTTGATCTCACAATCAAATATGATAACGCAACGTTTAAGTCTGTCGGGGCGGGCGGCGGCACAAGACCTCT